CTTGTTGGAATAAATGAATATCCTCATTGTTAGCAACAGCTTCTGTACCAAACATTGCTCTCATAGTATTTGGATTTGTTATTGCTAACTGATAAGTATTAGTTCCTACTTTTGTTAATTCGCCTCCTATTGCCCTTAAAGATGATTGTGTTGGAGTAAAATCACCAAATTTAGTTGCATCCCATGATAATGTAGTTTTCAAATATCCATCAGCACCTTTTGCTAGATATAAGGTAGAACCTGTTATCCAGTCCGTGCCTTGTTTTAAAGTTTCTAAAACGGCGGTACCACCAGAAACAAGTGAAGGTACAGTATCTTTCACAAGTTGTGTAATACCCAATGAATTATATAAAACCTTGGAACCAGTTATTATTTGATTACCAATTACATCCAATGCTAAACCGGTAATAATATCTGATACAAAACCAAATAATGAAGATGTACCTTTTGATATAAAGGCACTTGCTAGTTGCATTTGCTCTTGAGCAAATATTGCAACAGGTTTAATACCAACAACATCTGCTTCAATTGCTTTTTCCATATAATGGTATGTTAGGTCGTGGTAAGGCGAAGCATAAAAAGAATAATTTTCTGGTGCTGTTGCCAATTGATTAGTATCAGGAGAATCTTTCCATCTAGGATAATTACTATATCCCTTCAACATATCTCTATTCTTATAATATGGTAGTGCTATATCTTCACCTTTTTTAGGACTGTAAAAACCTTTATTTGGGTCTCCTAATTCTTTAGGAGCACCAGGTAAAGACCCCATGACTACCAATTCTTGTCTATTCTCACCATCTCTAAAAAATCCAAATACATGTGAACCTTCTACAAGTCCTAATGGTGTTTGTCCTATGCCTGATATACCAGATGATGTAACAGGCAACATAACTTGTGCCCAAGGTAAATCTTCGGTAGGTAAATCTGTTTTGTTACCAGTATGATGTCCAAAACATCTTACCTTTACACGACCTGCCATATATGGGTCATTTCGGTCTTCTACTACCCCCATGAACCAAATAAATCCATTCAACCCCATAAATTCTTTATTTATCATGACCAAATACCATCTCCTGTATCAATAATTATATTACCTTCTTCATAATCTGTTCCCACAACACCTTTTTCGTTTATATTTAATACTTCTCTATCATTCATTAGATACTCTTTACCAACACTATCTTTAGCACATACTAATAACATATTGTGTTTTTTAACTTGTAATAAATGTCTGATTTCTGTCACCAAATATCTACCTGACATATAAGGGTCTTCTTCACTCTTTTTATCTTTCGTTGAGGTTAATGTTTGAAAATTTATAACATCACCAGCTGAAACAGCAGTATTACCTGGTACTAATATCTCAATCACTATATTATTAAATGCTTCTTTCTGTGATACCTTTCTTTGTAAGGTATCTTCAATAGGTACATCATTAATACGATTTTCTTTACCATCTTTCATTGCTTGGGTATCATGCATTCCAAATCCTGTTGTTCTAAACATATATTTACCTTCAGGATAATCACTCATTATTTTTTCATTTTCAAAATTAAATATAGGCATTATACCACTAGATTCCTTTCCTGATACAAGTTGTCCCATGTGCCTCATCTTTTCATATTCATGTGGATAACTAAAATCTTCTTCTTTAAATTCTTTTGTCATTCCATTATAACTAACCAATCTACTAGCATATACTCCTTTTCTAATATTTTTTAGAGTATCATATCTACTCACTATTTTAAAATCTAATACCTTACCTAGGTTACCTGCTTTACCATCTTTTGACTTATACATTTTACCTGAATCTGTTTTTGGTGAATCAACATAATCCATAACAGGTGTCTTATAACTAGCACCTGTGTGTATCATAGCACCTAAAGATTTAAAATGAAATCCATCTGATGTTTCATAGAAAAAATAACCAGAGGAATTTGTTCTCTTTGATACTGATTCACTAGCTAAAAATTTTATAGCATTAAGTGGTGTCAATTTAGGTATTACATATTTAGGAGTAAATTTAGTTTCTTCATACATAAAATCTTTTGGTGAACCTAACTCAGCTCTTAATATTAAACCGACTGATGTATGTATAGGGTTATGATATGCTTTACATACCTTCTTTTGACTGTTTCTTATTTCTTCTTTACTACAAAATTCCAATGTGTACATTTTTGCACCTGGTGTAGGTTTTAATATATTATTAATCCTGTAAATATACATTGGATTTTTAATAAAATCAAATCCTTTAGGAAATTTTGTATCTTTAGGTGAGAAACCTGGTGTATGTAATCTAAATTGTAATAGTTCGTGACCTGTTAAAGGTAAATCATCCATAACTCCAGCGGCGTCAACCAATGTAATATATCCTGATAGTACTGATTTATTAATACCTTCAAAAATTTGTATCTCTTGCATTAATTGTCGGATATTTATACTAATTGGGTCATTAGTACCTGCTTCACTTAGATATGATGTAAGGAGTACCTCATCAGATAATATGTAAGAACCAGCCTCATTTGCCATAATTTATTTCCTAATCAATTTTATAAATTCTTCTATAAAAGTATTTACATATTTTAAACTTAATATTGTTATTAATCTTTTTTCATCTTGTAATCTTGATTCGTATTCTCTATTAGAAACAGATGAAGCTCCACTCGTTGTACTATTTACTTCTATCTTGTGTGTGTAATCATCTGGTCCATTACCAGTTGTTCTTCCACTTGACTGTGTGATTTCATAATGATGTGTACCATCTGGATTTGAATACTTATCTTTAAGATATAGTTCAAGTTCTTGTTCTGATAATGGCCAATCATAATATCTATCTTTGATATTGTTTGTTAATAATATTATCCAATGCAATTCTGGGTCACCATAAGCTTTAAACGCTATATTTTCAGGTGTTTCTCCAGATTTTATCTCATACTTATTATAAAGAGTTGCTTCATTTAAAACTTTATCTCTAATTTTAACTCTTGACATTATATCTGTAACTGCTTTGAAATTCTTTTTATCAAAACCATAAGATATTTTTCTAAAATTACTAAAATACATTAATAACCACTCCCTATTGTTTCTTTAGTTATAATAGACATTTCTGTAAATGATAAACTCATTTTCATATGTTGTGGTGAAGCACCTTGTTCATCAGGTTTTAATGTTGTAAACTTTTCACCTGGTGAATAATCTACATCCATACCTGTTAATACGCATTTTGCAAGTTTAGGTATATAATTGTTAGCGTCTTTTCTATACATATATGTTAATACAAATTGAGATGGAGATATAAAAAATCCTTCTCCTTGTGTTAATGCTGGTAACATATGAAATTTAAATAGTTGCATAATTTTATGTACCTGGTCTAATTCTTTAGTATTTTTAGGTGCAAAATCAAAGGCAAAAGTAAAATCTCTAAACGGTACAGACTTAAATGCCATTTCTAAATTAGGGTTCATTGCCATACCTGTTTTTCTATTTGTAGCAGCTTCTACACCTGGTGCAAACATTTCTGCAGCTGTCTGTATTGCCATTTGGATTATTTTTCCTGTGTTCTCACCAAAAGTACCATCTGCTAAGTTAGTTCCTGAACCCATTAACCCACCTAGCATTCCTGTTTCTGCATTATCATAAGCTGCCTTATAACCAAATTTATTGGTGGTTGGTGGTGTATAAAGTATTATACTAGTACTAGCTTTTGTATCGTGTGTATCTTCAAACCTATCTCTAGGTTTATTTTTCATTTGAGCTCTTTTGTTAGCTGCTTGTTGTTTACTAGCCCCTTTTAAAAACTTTTTATCAGCACTATCAACTTGATTTTCAAACCAGCTACTGAGCCCACCTGAAACACCTTCCCATGCCTTACTAGCGACGCTATCTAACATCTCTCCATATTGTGAATCAACACCTTCTGTGTTAAGGTCTAAATCTAATTTATTTGTAGGTTTTGAGTATTTTATTTTAGATTTTTTATTTTCTAATATATCAAATTGTATATAATGACCGTCACCTAGATGACCTACTTCTTGTGGATAATGAAAATACTTAAAATTAAATGGGTCCCTATCATTCCATATAGCAGATTGGTCGGTATCTCCTAATGATAACTTTGATGTTGATTGCATCCTAGCAGCTAACATTTGTGGTGATTCATTTGTTATATCGTTTGATACTGTATCAACACCAAATAACAAGTTAGACATATTTCCTAGTATAGACATATTTACCTCTAATTAAAAAAAGGACATCCATGTCCTCGGTTGTCAGACCTATAATGCATGAAGTAATAGACCGAGCAACCCTTATTCTTTGTTATATTTATACGATAAATAGTCATATGATATCATCAAAACGCAATAAAACTTATAAAGCACCCTATAAAGGTGTATTTAGACCTACTAATCCAAAGAAATATGTGGGAGATAGTCGTAAAATTATCTATCGTTCTTCTTGGGAAAAAAAGTTCATGAAACATTGTGATACTAATCCAGAAATAATAGAATGGGCAAGTGAAGAAATGTTTGTCCATTATGTTAGTCCTATTGATAAAAAGATTCATAGATACTTTCCTGATTTTCTAGTTAAGACTAGTAATGGTAAAAAAATTATGATTGAGATTAAACCTGCTATTCAATGTAAACCTCCAAGACCTCGTTCTCGTAAAACTAAAAGATATGTTAAAGAACAATTTGCTTTTATTAAAAACATATCTAAATGGAAGGCGGCAAAAGAATATTGTTCTAATAATGGAATTGAGTTTAAGATATTTACTGAAAAGGAATTAAATATTAATTAGGAAGTATCGACAGCTACTGTATTCCCAATACTAGGTCTAGTTATTACAACATTATCTGTTGTGTTTTGTTGAATACTTTGTTGATTAATAATATTCATTAATCCACTTTGAGTTCTATCTTCTATTCCTGCTCTCATAACTTGTTGTTCTTTTAGTCTATCTGCCTTATCTTGTAAATTATTACCATACATATCTTTTCCTGTACCTAAAAATCCACCAGCGTCAGCTTCTCTTTGAGCAATATTAGATTTAGCATCCAATGCTTCATTAGACAATTGTTGATTTGTTTTCTTATCTGGTTGGTTGAAAATGCTTTTAGAACTATCAAATTTTGTTTCTTTTTCAAGAGTTTTTTCATCATCAGTTGTACCGATAGAATCCATACCAGGAACCCAACTAGCAATCCAATTATATGCCGTTGTAAAACCTTTTATCAACAGTTCAACAGCAGTTTTAAGAAGAGCAAAAGCACCAACAATAAGACCTAGAGGAATTAATAATGGCGCTAAGTATGTAACTATAGCTGTAACTATCATCATCACAAATGCGGTAAGTGCTTTTTTTAATGCCTTGAAAGCAACCATTAATGTGAATATTATTCCACCTCCACCATCATCATCACCACTTACTTCTTTTAAACCCTTACCAAATCCTTTAAAACCCTTAACTAATCCTTTAAATGGTTTTAAAAAACTTTTAACCGTACTACCTAATTGTTGAAAGGCTTCAAGAGGCGCTGTGAAAAACGCTTTCAAGTTTTCACCAAATTCTTGTAAAGGTAGTGGTACATTACTTTCACCACCTCCAGACGGTCCAGGTTGGTGTGCCTTATCACCTAAACCTTCGGCCGTTTGTTGTTCTTTATCTGTTATTCTTTTTAATCGGGTTATTTCTTTATTTAATTGTTTTTGTGCTCCTTCTTCTCCTTTATATGATTTCTCTTTTAAAATTGCTATTTTTTCTTCGGTTTTTACTCTTAATTTAGTTTGTTTCTTTAACTTATTTTGTTCTTTAAGAATTTCCATTTCATTTAATACACGAGCTTCAAAAGTTTGAGCACCAGTTTGTACAACCTTAGCAGGAGCACCTGTGCTCTTTAAGTCTTCTAACTGTGCTTGAGCTCTAGCTTGATTTTCTTGAATGGCTTTAAGAAAGTGGTCAGTCAATATCTCCGTCATAGACATAAGTCTTTCATTTGCATTATCATTTCTTTCAGGCATACCACTATCCATATCTTTTTTAAGATTATCTGTTAGTCTTTTTATTTCTTTTGGAATTTTCACCAAAGAAGGTACTACCTTAAATAATGGGGCAAAAACCTTCTTTAGGGAAAGAGCAAGAGGTTTTACATCTGCCTCATTATCAAATTTTACTTTATCTACTGTTGTATCTACCATTTTTATCTACGGACCAAACTGCCTCCAAAATATAGCCCAATAATTGAGCTTACTACATGTGTATCTAATGGTGTTATTACCATTCCGGTTAAAGGTTTCCATTGTGTTACATCTGTGCTACTAGCAAATATCCACCATCCTTGCATTACTGCTTCTGTGTACCCAACATATATTGGTGTTTCAGGTGAAATTAAAAATACAAGTTTAGGTAATACTAAAATTGCAAATACGCACATCAACGCAATCCAACGCCTTGTGTGTTTTGTAAATCCATCTTCTACTGCTCTTGCTTTATCTGTTTGTACAGCTGCAAATTCTGCTCGTTGCATGAGCATTTTTTGTTTTTCTGCCTCATCTTTCCCTTTCTGAGCCATGATGGAAAGTATTCCACCAAGGACAGTTGAACCAGCCATACTTATAAGTTCCATTGGTATCATTTCGTACTCTCCTGTTGTTGTCGTTTTCTATCGTTTTCTTCTTTTATATAGTTAATTAACATGGTAACATATATATCTCGTTCCCATGGTATCATATTTTCAATTTCTTCTAATCTATATTTATGATGTTGCATAAGTGCAAAATTCGTTTCATAGCATGCCTCTAGGCTGTTGTGGGAGAGGCATATTGAAAAAAATCATTTAGTCCCCTAAATGTCACCTTACTTTTCACTTTTGTTTTAGGATTCTCAACCTCCACTTCATGTTTTAATTGAGGCATTGTATCAAAAAACTTTTTAATCTCAACAAAAGATTGTTGATTCAGATTTTCAAAAAACTCATCAAGTTCTTCTTTTGTGCTATCTTTCGCTGGATATATCTTTTCCCCCTCAAAAATATGGTCAACGCAAGATACTAATACATTAAAAACATCTTCCGTTTTCATATCATCAAGATTAAAATCAACCTTTGATATATCTAGTGTGGGATAACTAAAAACAACCCCTAATTTCCTATCCTCATCCACAATAACTCTATTATTATGTTCATCATCCACATGAACCTCTACCTTACTAATATCTACTTCAATCTTAGTATATGTATTTTTATCATCTGGACATAATATTCTAAATTCAGCAATCTCACCTACTGATTTTGCTCTTATCTGTAAGAAAATATACTCTATATCAAATAGAGGTAATTTTCTAGCATTCAATTTATTAAATGTACATGTATTAATAATTTCACATACTGCATTAATAATTTGTTTCTGTTCTGCTGATTCACCAGCAATCATTAATATTTTTTCTTCTTTGACTGTAAATGGTCTAAACGCAACAATTTCATCTTTTGATGGTAAAGTCAATTCATAAGTCGGCATTTCTACTTTTGGTAAAGCCATAATATCCTCGTTTTGTTATTATAAAAATGGTGGAAATATTCTTCCGCCTGTTAAATCTCCTATTGGTATTCTTCGTTTTAAATCTCCTAAAACTCCTCTTCCTGCTCTTCTTAATTCTGGTGGTAATAGATTCAAAAATCCACCTAATAAACCACCCCCCATGTTTATTCTGCCGGGTTCATCTTCTATACTCCTATCAAATCCACCATCACCTAATCCTACATCAGCAGTTTTAGTAATAAAATAGTTTTGCCAAAATCTGTATTTAAATGTTACAGTAAATTCTAAAATGTTATTGTTATCATAAGATAATGCTGGTGCCCCTATACTTGTAGGATAACAATCATATAGTTTAACAGCATGTGTCATATCATCCCTTGCATGTGGGTCTTCTGATGAACCGGCACTATTTGCAAATTGTCCCAAATTAAATAAATCTACATCATTGACATAATTATCATAAAATTCATAATTATTAGATAGATTATTAATTGCAGCTTTTTGCCATAATTCAAAATATTGTCTTTCTCTTAAATATTTATCTGCATAGAATGTTGCTTGTAAATCACCATATGTGTGGTCGGTAACAATATGTCTTGGAGCACCTGGTCCATTTATAATCGGTGTTGTTGTCATTGTTCTATCAGGCATTGTTATTGCCTTACAAAATGCATTTACACGCCTACCATCCTTTGCCTGTACTTTAGATAAAAGTTCAGATGTTGCAAAACCTTTAGTTTCCACAGGTAGACCATCTTCATTTAAAAAGTTATCAAATTCTTCATCTGAACCCATTATAGGTCCTTTTATACCTCCTGGTAATGTAAATGAGGCATAAAATCTACCACTTCTTGCCAGACCTTCACCTTGCATTATGTATTGGAGCATTTGATTTATTATTGCTGGTTGTGTTGCTGATAAATTAGGATTATCTGGTGCTTGTCCACCTTCTATATCTGCAAATCTTGGGTCAAAATTAATATTATCTAATGATGTATCTCTAGGTACACCTATTCTAATATCTGAACCAAATATCTTAACCCCACCTCTAAAAATCGCTATGATGTCCCTCCTGATGAAAGTTCTTGTTTCCACCACATTCTAGCTGTAATTAAATTATACATTTTTATCCTCTACTTTGTCCGTAAACATAACTTGCACTCCTTTTGCGGAATTGTTGAACAGGTAAATAAACTGCTGTTGGAGCATCCTGTGTATCAATTCTCATAAAACCTGACCTAACATGTGAATATAAATATTTCTTAATTGTTGTTTTTACTCTAGAAAGACCTGCTACTCTTTGATAACTTACATCTAATCTTGTTGTACTATCAAATTTACTATTTGTTGCAAATCCTTGTAATTGATTTAACAATCTAAATCGTATCATGGGTGATAGATAATGAAAATTCATACCTACAAACCCACCTCTAAATCCTTCTAATGGTAACACTAAAGGAAAAGTATCATAATATGGTAATTTTTCTTTAGTCTTAGGGTCATAAAAAAATAAATTTAATCTGCCCAATGAAGGTCTAGCATTAATTCTACCTTGATTATATAATTTTCTAGCAGTTATTCTGTCACCTAAGCTAGCAACGGCATTTCTATACCATGTTGCTGACTTTCTGACACCACCTGTCTTATTACTAATTTTATCGAATATACTATTTGCCATAATACTATTTATACAGAAAAGGGCATACCTATTACTAGATATGCCCTAAAGTTTACGACAGCGGAGAGAGATTACCTCTATTCTTCTGCTAACTTACTAAAATAATCAAGTGTATCATCACTTTCACTAGCAGACGCTATAGGGGCGCTATCACTACTTTTAACAGTACCGGCAGATGTGGATGGGAGGTCTACATGTTCTACCGTGTCTGTAATCTTAGAACCTGTAATTACTCGGTGAAGTTTCTCTTTGAGTTCCTCATACGATTTAAAATTACTTGCCTCTAAGAATGGTTTAAGAAGATATTGCTTTTTCCATATTGCTTTGATGTTATCATCATTATCAGCAATAGCAGAAGTACCTTCAAATTCTGACTTATCATAATTCCAGAATCCATCAACCTTTCTGATTTTTAATTTGAAATTAGCACCTTTCCAAAAGTCAAATGGATTTATTGGTGATTCATCTTCAAATGCTGGTTGCATTGCTTCTGTTATTTTATCAAAGATTTTCTTACCGAAACGGAACAAGAATATTTTACCTTCATTTTCTGGATGTGCTGGGTCACTAACAATAAGAATGTTAGAATAGTAGGAAAGTTTTCTCTTACGATTTCTAGCAACCTGTTTATCAGATTCAGCACCTGTGTTCCATAATCTTGTGTTTTCTTCTGACACCGGGTCTTTATTACCCAATGTTGTTAAACTATTTTCAATATACCAACCGCCTGGTCCTTGAAATGCATGTGACCAAATTCTTACCCATGGCATATCTTCCTTTTCACTTGCTGGTAAAAATCTAAGTACTGCATAACCATTACCAGTTTTATCTAGCTCTGGTTTCCACAACCTTTCATCTTGATATTTGTTTTTGTTTTTTGAATCCTCAGGATTGAGGTTTTCTTCTAGCGCTTTTGTTAGTTTATCAAAACCACTAGCCGATGTTTTTAATGTATCGAAGTCCATATTTTTTCTCCATATTTTCGTATTATTGTATTGTCTATATTTTCGTATCGTAGCAATGCTACAATACTATTTATAATAGTTTAATCACCATTATACATCTTTTTTGGATGTTTGTCAAGTCTGGTTGATATCATCTAACCTTTCCTTAAATGTATCATATGTAATATATTCAACATTTTTGTTGTTTCTCCACAAGTCAATAACACAATTAATATCATCACTTGTACCTACTGGTTTCTCATTTACCTTTATAAATTTAATATCTCTATATTCTGTAAATAAAGCACCCCATTGTATCATCCAATTTTCTGCTGGTGTTCTACCATTTCCTTCTGGAACATAATGTTTTGTTCCTTTGTAAAGATTATTTACTAAATGATTATAACTCCACAAATCATGTCCTATTAAATAAACTTCTTCTAAATCTACTATTTGTTCTACTGCAATTCTACCACTTGTAGGACCAGCAGCCCAACCTAAATCTTTTTTATAATTCTCTATTAAATCGGTAATATTGTTTGAATAATCTGGTTTATTCATCCAACTGATATTTATTGATGAATGGTTTACTTGTTGTTGTATAACTTCTTTTGTTTTACCTTTTGCCTTACCACTTTTAATAATACTTGCAAGACCTGATAAATTAGAACCATGAAATACAAATTCATCAGCATTTGTTCTTTTGTTTTCAATATGTTTATCATAATATTCTTTTATTTCATCTCTTGTTATTTTATCTATACTACCATATATCATCATATCATAATGCATAGCAGGAACTTTTGTCCAATCTCTAAACCATACCTCATTCTTCTGACAATAACCACTATTGTATATCTCATGACAAATACCATGGTCTACTGCTACTAATACATCAGGTGTAAAATCTCTATACAAAGCATTACACCCATATATTTTACCATGTGGTCTTAATTGTTCTAAATCAAAACCTTTTCTACCTTCACCATTACCTATACAAAATGCTTTATTCATCACTTATAACGCCACCTTAATATATGTATCATAAATTACTAAATACCAATATAATGTGTGATAATGTATAATACCTATAAGTAGTATTAGTGAACCAATCATATTTACTGTAATCAATGCCCAATCTTTCCACATAATACCTACAATTAACCAACCTGATATACCTATAAATTGAAAGTACATATTATATGGATACATGTTCATTGCTGTTGTAGCTGCACCAAATATTAATAATATACTTGCAACCCATTTTATATACCAATCTAAAAGATGTACTTCTCTATGTACCATTTTTTAAACTCCTGGTTTTTTTCAAATTCTTCATCCAATTCTTCCATTTCTACTTCACCATTTCTGATACAATCTGCTAACAATTGATATTTTTCATCTTTTGTATATTCTCTTACTTTTAAAAACTCATCACTCATAAAAAACCTCCTTCATTATTATTTTTGTTTCTGTTTCATTAAATGCCAAAAACGGTTTAAATTTCATTACCTTTTTATAAAAATTTGGCCATACAATCTTATCTGTTATTTTTTTATTCCAATCTTTTATAAAATTCAAATGATAATCCATAATTATTAATGTTTCTGTACTAATCTTATTTCCAATACAATGTCGTAAAAGTATTGGATGCTGGCCATCACGAACAGTAATAACATCGGTGGGCATAATATTGTCCACATCAATAATAGAGCGTATTCTTCCACAATCATCTTTGAAGTAATAGCTACTCGCACCTTTTCGTTTTTTGTATTGTAAATATGTATCATGACTATCTTGTTCTAATAAACTACCGGACCATGCCTTATTTTTTTTAAGAAAATTTGCAATCATAAAATCATCTATTTCATCTTTATTATACTTTACACTTAGTTTGTGAAACATATATCTATCATTTCTTTTTGTAAATGTTTCTAACTTCGTATGTATCATACCACTATGTTCTGTATAATCATACTTGTCTGTGGTAAAATGTAATTTGTATGCTAAGTATTTTCTATAAACTGCAAAGCCGTCATACGGTTCATTCATAAAGGTAAAGTCCCACCCTTTTCAATTAAATTTAAACCTTGTGCTTCTATTGTTATTTTTTCTTTTAAACTTTTAGATATGTACTTACCTACTTCGGCAGGGTCTATTGTATTTTTATCACAATAAAAAAGAATAGCATCCATGTAGGACATGTCTCCGTTTTCTCTTTTGATTTCTTCAATCTTTAATGAAAATTGTTTTGAGTTCATAATAAAAATTCATGGGTATCATTTCTGGTGCCGAGCATGATACCGAGCTCCGGCACTTCGAGTGGTAGAGTGCCTTAACTAACTACTTTCTTTTCTTCCTCTTGTAATTCTGGATTAACCTTGTCATAAAAAGTTTGAATTGCTTTTTGTAATTCTTCTTCATAATCTTTAGGTTCTTTTACAAAAGATTTCATTGAACCATCTTCAGCAGCCATTAATATGACTATCTGTTCTATTGGTTCATTATATGTTTCAGCATACATCATTGCATATGCTGTACATTGTAGAAAATAGTTATCGACCCATTCTTCTATTCTTTCTTTGTTTGCCGTTTTGAAATCAATAACTGATAGTTTACCGTTAAATTCTCCTACACAATCTACTTGACCTGCAATGGTCAAATTCGGACTGTACATAATTTCTTCTACTAATCTTATATTATTAATCTGGTCTAGATAGGGTTTCATTAATTTAAATAACCCTAGTGGTAGGACATCCCTTATGGATGGTGTTTCGTTGTTCATATATTGTTCAACTAATGTATGTAGAGATTTACCTCTATTTGCACATCTTCGCATTTCCCAATTAGCAACATTTTCACCAATTGATTTACGCCATTTTGTAAGTCCTTCAGTTTTTCTTAAACTTAAAACTGATGTAACTGATGGATAGTTTTTACCATCTATTTCATAAAATCTGTGTCCATTAATTCTTCTACCTTGTGTTTTAGGTAGTATCTTTTTATCAATATCTGTATGTATAAATTTCATATTTTAACCTGTTATATTGTATTCATATATTATATACCAACCAGCATGTTTTGTCAATGCTGGTTGATACTATTTATTATTCTGGATAAACTGAAGGTCCTCTTACCGAAGATTTTGTAAATTCTGGATAAGCATCCAATCCACACTCGGAGATATCAACTCCAACCTCTTCTTCTTCTTCTGTTACTCTTAAACCGAATAACATTTTAATTATATACCAGAATATTAGACTTGTTATAAATGTCCATGCAAATATAACTACTGTTCCATATAACTGTGATTCTATTGAACCACTTGTAAATGAAACTGCTAATAATCCCCAAATACCTGCTGTACCATGTGCTGATATAGCACCAACCGGGTCATCTAATCTCATTCTATCTAACATAACGATAGAGAAGACCACTATTAATCCACCGACTGCACCTATTAATAATGCAAGTCCTGGTGTTGGAGCTAGAGGTTCTGCTGTTATTGATACAAGACCACCAATCGCACCATTCAATGCCATTGTTAAATCTGACCTACCAAACATTACTTTTGATACAATCAATGCACCCATAACACCACCTGCAGCTGCCAAGTTAGTATTTACAAATATCATAGATACAGCATTAGCATCCACTACATTTGAAACAACTAATTGAGAACCACCATTAAATCCAAACCATCCTAACCATAGAATGAATGTACCTAATGTTGCTAATGGTAAATTAGCACCTGGCATAGCATGTACTTTGCCATCACTTGTGTATTTACCTTTTCTAGAACCTAGTATTAAAACTCCAGCAAGAGCAGCTGTTGCACCACATAAATGTACAACTCCTGAACCTGCAAAATCTAAAAATCCTGCTTCATCTAGAAATCCACCACCCCATTTCCAATAACCTTGTACTGGATAAATGATACTTGTCATCACTACACAAAATAGTAGAAATGGCCATAGTTTCATTCGTTCTGCAACTGCACCCGATATGATTGAACAGGCTGTTGCTACAAATACAACTTGAAAGAAATGGTCTGCTATACCTGAATAGTAAACATCACCACCACTTTTTA